CCAGTACCCGGCGTGGTAACCGCTCAGGGCCGTGTGCACCAGGCCGTAGATCGTGCCACCGCGACGGGCCGCGTCCGCCCCCGAGGTGTAGACCGTCAGTTCCAGGAATGCCTCGCTGCAGGGGGCCTCGCCGGCCAGCCCGTACTCGTGCGATCCGTTCATGTACCGCAGCACGATGGACGGCTGGTCGCCGGCGTCCTCGGGCCTGCGGTCCAGGTACACGCGGTTGCCGACTCGGGACCGCAGCTCGCGGCGAGCATCGTTGCGGTGGCTCAGCCTGGTGCCGTCGAGCGTCAGCGGCTGCACGAACGGACGGGCAGCATGGCCTGTGTAGTCCGACTGCCTCGTGAGGTAGTCGTACAGGCCAGCTTCCAGCGTCGTTGTTGCTGCTGCCAGTAGCTGTGGCATGTTAGCTGTTGCTCGCTTGTTTGGCGCGGTATTGGGTCAGCCAGGATGTGAGTGCCTGCCGGAACACTGCTTGCTTTCGCTCGGGGTAACTCCACAGCGCAGGTCGCAGAAACGCGAACCGCGTGTCGTCGATCTTGCCTGTGTACTTAGGCTTGCTGCGGTTGCGTGTGCCGCCTCGGCTTTTGGTAAATCGAAACGTCGTGCCGAACTCCATGAAGCCGGCGTAGAACGTGTCACCTTGAAACAGGTCGTCGCGAAAACCGACAGTCACGCCGACCGTATGTGGATAGCGTTTGGATCGCGCCTTGGCTTTGATTCGCAGCTCGCTGCGAAGTAGCCCGGTATCCTCGGGCACCTCAGCCCGTGCCTGCTCAAGCACCATCTTGGCCACGGTGCGTGTTGCTGGTCGTAGTGCTTTCTTTTGCATGGTGTTATTCATCGCGGCGAACATGGCGTCCAGTTCCTTGTCGCCGGTCAGCACCAGGTTGACCAGTGGATCGATGCTCATCGTGTGGTCTCCCTTCCGATCGCGCCGCGATGTTTGGTGCAGGTCAGGTCGAGGTACTGGGCATCGCCGCCCAGGTCGGACGCTGCCAGGATCTCGTAGTTACTGGTTCCGTCCGTCACCATCATGCCGGTGTCGATGTGGACGCTCGGGTATCTGATGACGATTCGGTGCGTGCTTCCTGGTGTCAGCTGATCGGCTGTGACGCGCTCGGTTCCACTGAGTGGCGTGATTTCGGCCCACGCAGTGGTGACTACCTCGGGCGTCTGCCCGCTGTAGCCGAAGTCGGTCGTCGGCTTATCGGCCTTACGGATCGTCACCAGCTTCGTGAGCCTAAACGTCGGCATACCAGCCCGTTCCTAAACTGCGGCACAATGATGCCAAACTCAGCTCGATTTCCTTGCTGATCGTGCCAGTGGTCACCGCCGAGGCGTTGTCGTACCAGTGCCTGATCAGCACTCGGACTGCGTGCTTGGCTTCTGCTGGGACTTCGGTGTAGCCCGCGAGGTACTCGATGCGGAACGCCGTTGCGTTTTCGTCCTGCACGGCAGGCCATCGCTCGCCGGGTGCCGGCAGGATCCACGCTCGCTCGTCCGTCGACAGGAACTGGTAGTCCGACAGCTCGGTCGTCGTGCCATTGGCGTCCTCGTACTCGACCAGTGCCACCTGCTGCACCGGAGGGTAGGGCAACACGATCTCGGTATAGCTGCCGTCCTGCACCTGCGTCTCGTCGAGGCTCAGCCGATACAGCGTTGTGCCGAACGTCCTTCCGCAGCGGCGAGCGATGTAGTTCGTGGCCGCCTCCACCAACGACTCGATGTCCATGTCGCGCTCGTCCGAGGTGACACCCAGGTGGCGCTTCGCCTCGGCCAGCGTCAGGATCGGCGTCGTCGGCTTCAGCAGCGTCTGCAACATCACTTGCCTCGCTGGATCGGCTTGGCGTCAGGTCCGGCCGTCGCACGCTGCACGCCGTTCATCTCCTCGATGCGATCCTCGACGGATGCCGCCACGGCGTCGCCACGCTTGATCGCCGACTCGGCTTGCTCTTGCGGGAGATCGACCAGCTGCCCCTTGCGGATGTTGTGTGTCGGCGTCTCGAAGTCCACGTTCGCGCGAACAAACATAATAACTCTCCAAGTGTGTCGTGGTGGTGTGGGTGCGGTGGAAGCTGACCGCCGGCAACGAGGATTACCGACGGCCAGCCCACCACCCGAATCAATCAGGACTCACTACAGTCCCGTCAGGTACTTCACCGGATCGGTGCCGGCGTCCAGCAGGTCGCCGTCGTGACGGCTGAACCCGAGGAAACCGACCTGGTGTTGCTCGGCGTACCGCTCGTCGAGGCGCAGGATCGTGATGCCCTGCACATCGCGGATCAGGTACTTCGACAGCTGGCCGAAGATCAGCACCTTCGCGGCAGCGGCGTAGCTGGCCATGCTCTGGTTCGTGTAGACCGGGTATCCATACAGCGTGCCCGGCTGTCCGACCTGCAGGGCTGGCTCCCACACAGGACGCGACTGACCGTCGACCATCGACCGCAGCTTCAGCACGGTCGAGTCGTGGGCCATGAACGCGGCACCGTTGCGGTACGCCGGATCCACAGAGTGCAGCAGACGCAGCGGCTCGCTGAAGATCATCGTCCCGGCCGTGGCGACCGTCACGGAGCTGTTGCCAGCCCGCGTCACGATACCACCAGGCTGCGAAGAGCCAGTGCCAGTCGTGAAGTGATCGTTCGTGATCCGACCGATGCGAGTGCCGAGGGCCGATCCCAGGAACTGCGGCAGGTTGATCGCCGAGTCCTGCATCAGCTCGACGCTGCACCGGATCAGCTTGCTGCTGTACTTGTACGCCTTCATCACCTTCTGGGCGAAGACGATGTCTGCGTCTTCGGCAGCAGCGGTGTTTTCGGCGAGGATCGCGCCCTTGTTGCTGGTGTCGTCCACCAGCGGAATCGGCATATCAGCACCGGTGTTGGTGCTGATCACCGTTGCCACCTGACGCATGCCACCCCACGCCAGCAGGCTCTCTTCGAGCGCGGCCATCATCTCGTCGGGCACAGAGAACCCACCAGCGGTGGTGGTGCCGACGGACTGGGCGCGACGCTCGGGGTTGTCACGATACTCCTCGACCAGACGCTGCTGCGTCTCACGTCGCTTGCGGCTGTTTTCGCGGGCCTCCTGCGCGGTCTTGGCAGGCTTGATGGGCATGCCGTCGGTGGTGACACCACGGTCGCAGTTCCACTCCAGCTTATTGTTGCGCAGGTCGATGCCCATGCGCTTGGCCGCGCGGATGCCCACATCGTCCTTGCAGTGGATGCCCAGCGCCCAGGCGTTGAACGCAGCCGTTCGCTCGTACTCGGTCAGCGGACGATTCGGATCGTCGTTCGACAGGTCGAAGGACTTGCGGCCCTGATCGAACTGGCTGCGGTCACGCTGCTCCTGGACGACAGGATCCGTGCCCACGTTGGCCTCGGACTTCTCGGCCCAGCGGATCTGGGACTCGACGTCGGCCAGCTGCTGCTCCAGGCTGTTCCACTCCGACCGCTGCGAATCGTTGAACGATTCATTCGACGCCAGCTGCTTCATCTGGCCGGAGATGCCGGCGTATCGGTCACGCAGTTGCTTGAGCATGTGTTGTTGCTCCCCGTAGGTTTCCCGGCGGGTGAGCCAACAAAAAAAGCGGCTTCCGCCGGTTGTTTTTGGTGAAAAACAAACCGACAGGTAGCCGCTCGCTGCGAGCTTACTGACCTGATGTGTGCATGAATCGCCGTGACGCTACGCCGACAGCGGTTCATGTATCTGTGTATTTAGTCGACGCGCTTGGAAAGGTCAAGGAGCTTGGCCTCGACCTCGGCGATGCGTGCCGCGCGTGCTGCTTTCTCCTGTGCTTTCTGTTCGGCGTCCTGCGCCCACTGATCGCGTCGGCTGCGGGCCTCGGCCAGCTCCTCATTGCGTACGCCCGAGGTTGCTGCACTGTATGCCGGGAACGTCACGGGACCGACATCAAACAGCTTAACCTTTGTAATTTCTCTAATCTCCAAACTACCCTGTCGAGACCATCGCTCGCCGTCGGCCGGAATCGAGAACTGAAAGCTACTGCCGTCCACGTCCCCTCGCTGCAGGAACGTCTGCACGTCGCGGTACACCGAAGTGTCCGCGGGCTCCACCTCGTACCGCAGGCCAACGTCGTCGACCGACAGCTTCAGCGTGCCGGACTTCGTGCGGCCGAGGATCTGGCTCGAGTCGTGATTGAACAAAGCACGGACGTCGTCGCCGGCCACCGCCTCGTCGAAAGCACCTGGCATGATTCGCTCGACGGCTCCACGCCACAGCTCGTACTGCGTGCCGGGATCGGCCTCCCGGTAGAACTTGGCCGCGTAGCCCACGATCCGCATGGATCCGCCACCAGGTGCCTCGCGCAGCTCCACATCTCCCGATACCGTTCGTCGTTCGTGCATCA